CATTCAGATCTACAAATGAAGTAGTTACTGCTATGTCAGATCCACGCTATGGTAAAGATGTTACCTACACCGAAGATGTCCAAAGACGTTTAGGTAGCAGTGACGTATTCAATTAATTATGGCTAACAAACCTACAAACCCTTCACTTTATTCAAGGGTAAAATCAGAAGCAAAGAAGAAGTTTAGAGTCTATCCTTCTGCTTATGCTAATGCCTGGTTAGTTAGAACTTATAAAAAACGTGGTGGAGGTTATCGTAAAACTTAATTATGCCCTTATCTAAAAAACAAAAACAACTAGACAAAACTGGTGATGGCAAAATCACTAGAGAAGATCTTATGATCCTTCGTAAATCTAAAAAGAAAAATGGCAAAGCTAAGTCTTAGTCAGATTAATACTCTGAAAAAACATTCAGTACATCATTCCAAAAAACATATGGACATGATGAAAAAGCTTATGCGTGAAGGATCGTCCTTTAAAGCTGCTCACAACAAAGCACAAAAACAAATAGGCAAATGAGTTTAAAGAGATGGTTTGATGAAAAGTGGGTAGATGTTAAAACAGGTAAAGACTGTGGTAGAGGGAAGGATGAGAAAGGTAGACCTTACCCTGCTTGCAGACCTAGTAAAAGAGTTAGTAGTAAAACACCAAAGACGACAGGTGAAATGAGCAGTAAAGAAAAGGCTAGATTTAAACGAGAAAAGACAGGTTCAAAGAAAATTAGTTATCAACATAGGAGAAAAAAATCAAGAGATAGTTTAAAGATTGCATAAACGTGTTACATTTTAAATAACTACTTATCTTTCCTTTATGTCAAAGGGAGTATCTCTTACCAAGAAAGACAAAGATCCCACAGGGGGTCTTACTGCTTCTGGTCGTAGGAAATATAACCAGGCAACAGGTGGAAACTTGCAAGCCCCTGTTACTAAAAAGACAGGTCTTTCACCTAGACAGAAAGCCAGAAGAAAATCTTTCTGTGCAAGAATGTCTAAAGTAAAAGGACCAATGAAGAAAGATGGTAAGTTGACACGCAAAGCTCTTGCTTTACGCAAGTGGAATTGCGGTTCAGTATAAACTTAACAAAACGAAAATCTTAATATCAAAAGTGCCTGATGCGTCAGATACCACTGGAGAGAACAGACAGTAGTGAAGTTAGTTTCTTAAATTATTAATCAATCCAAAGGAGTTTAAATTATGGCTAACGCCACAGTTTCACGCCTGGGTCTGGTGAACAATAGTGGAACAGACTTTGACGCTCTGTTTCTTAAAGTGTTCTCTGGAGAAGTTCTTACAGCATTTGCTCGTAACAACATCTTCAATGAAGCATTACACTCTGTTCGTACCATAACCTCAGGTAAATCAGCACAGTTCCCAGTAACAGGAACAGCAACTGCTGCATATCACACACCTGGCAACCCATTAGTAGGTGCTAACCAGATCAGAGCAGGTGAAAGAGTCATTTCTATTGATGATCTACTTATTTCACAGGCATTTGTCTCGAACCTAGATGAGCTTAAGAACCATTACGATGTAAGGGCTACTTACGCTGATGAATTAGGTAAGGCTTTAGCTAAAACTTATGATGAAAACGTAGCCAAGGTAATTGCTAATGCTTCAAGAGCATCTTCAACAATTACTGGCCCTGCTGGTGGACTTACTTTAACACTTGGTTCTGGTAATACAGCTTCAGCAAACGTATCAGGTGATGAGATAGCAGCAGCTATCTATGATATTGCACAAACATTTGACGAGAGAGACATCCCTCCAACAGATCGTTTCTGTGTTTTACCACCTGCTGAGTACTACAAGTTAGCTGAATCAGCTACAAGAACTGTAGATGTTGACTTTAACCCAGGTGGAAATGGTTCGTTTGCTTCTGGTCGTGTACAAATGATTGCAGGTATTCCTGTAATGATGAGTAATAACGTACCTCAGTCGAACGTATCATCTGAAGTTACTGGTACAAACAACAGCTACGCAGGTGATGACAGCAAAACTATTGGTCTTGTATTCCACAAGTCAGCAGTTGGTACTGTGAAGCTAATGGACATGACAACTGAAATCAGTGGTCAGGACTATGGCATCATGTATCAAGGTACATTGATGGTTGCTAAGTATGCTCTTGGTCACGGAATCCTCCGTCCAGAGTGTGCAGCAGCAATCAAGTTATCTGCTTCTTAATTCACACAAAAGGGTACTCAGCAATGGGTACTCTTTTCCTACTATTTGGAGAACACTATGGCTTACGGAAAAATGATGAAGAAGAAAAAAAAGAAAAAGATGGGTGGTAGAGAATCACTTAAAATAAAAAAGTATTAAACCATGACTGTAGCTGCAACCACTGAACTAGAAAGCATCAATATAATGTTGGCTGCTATAGGGGAATCTCCTATTAACAGTCTTACAGGTACTCTTCCTGTTGATGCTCGTCTGGCACAATCAACTCTTACTGAGGTAAACAAAGAAGTTCAATCTGAAGGTTGGTCTTTTAATACTGAAATAGATGTCACTCTTACTAAAGATGGATCTGATCATGTAGCTCTCTCTACAGACGTTTTAAGAGTTGATCCTAATATTCATCAACACCCTACGATTGATGCAATACAACGTGGTCTTAAGCTATACGACAGACTAAATAATAAGTATGAGTTTGATGAAGATCTTATCTGTACTGTTGTCTACTTCAGAACTTTTGATGAGATTCCAGAACCTGCAAGAAGGTATATAACAATTAAAGCTGCTCGTATCTTTGTTGATAGGTTGGTTAGTGATGATGGATTAAGAACTTATACACAACAGGACGAAGTAAGAGCTAGAGCTATACTGATGGAAACAGACTTGGCTAATGGTGATCACAATCTTCTTAGAGGAGATCCTTCATTAACAAGTGTCTTTGATACTTACTCACCTGCAAACGCATTAATTAGATAATTATGGCAGTTATATCCAGAGCAATACCAACTTTATTAAGAGGTGTTTCACAAGCTGCTGACAATACAAAACAAGCTGATCACGCTGATATACAAGACAATGCTGATAGTAATCCTGTCACAGGTCTTACAAAGCGTTCTGGATTGCAATATATAACTAATCTAAGCTCTTCTACTTTAGGTAATGTTCATATACAAACTATTAATAGAGATGTAAATGAAAGGTATGTAGCGATATTTAGTAATGGTAATGTCAAAGTTTATGATATTGACGGTACAGAAAAGACAGTAACTAAACCTGACGGAACAACATATCTAAATACTTCTGATCCTAGAAGTGTAATAAAAACTGTAAGTGTTGCTGACTATACCTTTGTTGTTAATACAAGTATTACAGCAGCTATGGATAGTACCTTGAGTCTAACCTCTGCAAACATTACTCAAGCAGTTGTATTTATTAATCAAGTCTCAGATAAAACCACATACTCATTAACTGTAGATGGAGTTACTGTTACTGATGACACTTCATCAGACTCTACACTTAGCACTACACAAGTTGCTACTGATTTAGTATCAGGACTTAACTCAGGTCTTACAGGTTTTACTATTGCTCGAAATGGTCCTGTTATTCATATTAAAAAGAATGATGGCAGTAACTTTTCTATTGATGGTAATGACACTCAGGGTAATACCCACATGACGGTAGTAAAAGACACTATTCAAAGATTTACTGACCTTCCAACAGTGTCACCTAATGGTTATGTCGTAGAAGTAAAAGGAGATGAGAATACTGATTTTGATAATTACTACGTTAAATTTGTAACTAATAACGGTAATGCTTTTGAGGAAGGGCAGTGGGAGGAATGTGTAGAACCAGGGATAGAGTTTAAATTTAATTACGACACTATGCCCCATGTATTAGTAAGACAGGCAGATGGTAATTTTAGATTTGCAAGGGTTGATGGTGATACTTACACCTTATCAGGAGTAACTTATACCTTACCTAAATGGGGAGAAAGAACTGTAGGTGATTTAGAGTCAGCACCTAGTCCTTCTTTTATTGGCAGTAAAATTAATAACGTCTTCTTTTTTAGAAACAGGCTTGGTTTTTTAGCTGATGATAATGTTGTCTTATCAAGAGCAGCAGAGTTTTTTAATTTCTTTCCTGAAACAGTCTTATCTGTAATTGATAGTGAACCTATAGATGTAGCAGCTTCACATACCAAAGTAGCTATTCTTAGAAGTGCTGTAACAGTAGAACAGGAATTGATATTATTTTCTGATCAAACACAATTTGTTCTTACTTCATCAACAGATAACTTAACACCCAAAACAGCCAACGTAGTAGTCGTAACTGAATTTGAATCTGATGATGATGCTCAACCTATAGGTGCTGGTAGCAGTATTTATTATTTATCTAAAAGAGGATCTTTTGCTAATGTAAGAGAATATGTATATCAAAGAGATCTTGTCATAAGAGAATCAAGTAATATTACCGTTCATGTACCAAAACTAATACCAAGTAATATTTTTAAATTTGCAGTCTCTACAAGTGCAGATGTTTTAGTTTGTTTAGGTACAGATAATCCTAATAAGCTATACATCAACAGATGGTTATATGGTCAGCAGTATCAGAAGATATTAAACAGTTGGTCTACTTTTACTCTTAATGAGAATAGATCTATTAAGAATGTTGATTTTATTGGCAGTGATTTGTTTTTAGTAATAGAAGAAGCAAACGGTACAACATTAGAAAAAATCCCTTTTGAGAATAATTTTACTGAAACTAATGCTACTTTTGAATATCGTTTAGATCATAAGGTTACAGAAGCTACTACAGGTGTATCTGTAAGTTTTAGCTCTTCTACTAATACTTCTACTTTTACTGTTCCTTATAGATTAAGAGCAAGTATGAATGTTGTAGGTAGATTTCTTAGTAGTAGTGAAACAAGTACGTTTGTTAATGAACAAGGAACAACAACTACATTAAAGCCAGGACAAATCATATCAACGACTAACACAACTAATGGTTCAACATCTACAATTACAGCTACAGGAGATTATAGAAATAGCAAATTTATTATTGGTGAACCATATGAAATGCACTATAGATTTAGCCAGCAACGATTAACAGAAGGTCAAGGTGGGAGAAATTCTGGTGAGATTATAAGTGGTCGTTTACAACTGCATCACTTCTATATCAAGTTTGAAGATACTGGATTTTTTAAAGTAGAAGTCACACCAGATCATAGAGATACTTCTACTCATAATTTTAGTGGTGTATTACTAGGTTCAGCTAGTAGCACTATTGGATCTGTAAACTTAGAAACTGGATCATTTAAAGTTCCTATAATGAGCAGAGCAGATAGAGTTAATATTGATGTAAAGAACAACACATTTTTACCAACAACACTGGCTAGTGCAGAATATGAAGCTATGTTTCATATGAGGAGTAGACGTATTTAAATGGGCCATTTAAGAAAAGCAAACTTAGAAGACCTTAAACACGTTGCTAAAAACATGAGAGAACTTGATAAGTTAGAAGCCTTTTACCAATCAGGACAAGAACCACGACAAGCCCTGCAACTGTCTTATATGTGCAGCAATATAAACATGGCTATAGCTGATGATAATGATCAACCTATAGGTCTTTGTGGTGTGGTACAGGGTGGTGTTATATGGATGGTTGCTACTGATGAACTGTTTAGTAATAAAAAATATAAGATACAACTAATAAGAAAAGGTCGAAAATGGGTAGATAACCTGTTGAAATCTTACAAAATCCTATATAATTTTGTATATGCAGAGAATGATTCTGCTATCAAGTGGTTGAAAGCTCTTGGGTTTACTTTTATTCAATATCACGAACATTACGGTATGCAGGGTAAACCATTCTACGAATTTCTGAGGATCGCATAGATGTGTGTTGCAGCAATACCAGGAATAGCAGCATTAGGAAGTGCAGGTCCACTGTTTGCAGCATCTCTAGGTCTTAACTTAGTTAGTGGTCTTGCACAAAGATCTGCTGCACAAGCAGCCGCAGACCAGACATATCAATCTTCTTTAATAGCAAACAGATCAGCAGAACAAGCTTTTGCTGCACAACAAGAAGGGTTAGCAGCACAGTTAAAAGAAACTAGGGCATCACAAGCACAAGAAAAACAAGCAGCAACTATAAGAGGATTACAGGCAAAAGGAGCTATAAAAGCATCAGGTAGAGCAGGTCTTACTGTTGATTTGTTATTAGCAGATCAAGAACGACAGACAGCAAACTTTAGAGAATCTATAAACCAGGCACTTGAATCAGCAAGCAGACAATATGGTAGAAATGTAGATGGATTGACAGCACAGAGAGATAATAGACGTAATCAACTAACAAGTAATATTAACCAAGCCTATAACCAGATCCCTTCTCTAGGGTCGGTACTACTTAATGTAGCTACTCAAGGGCTTGGTACTTACGCACAACTCACATGACCTCAAGTTTTCAAAGTACAGCTTTTCAATCCTCTGCAAGACCTGTAGATACTTTTGTACGACCTCCCAGTGTTCAACCTAAAACTGATATAGAACAGTTGGCAGAAGCCTTGCAATCTATAAACCCTGCGATACAAAGTTTTATTGGTTCAAGACTAGAAAAAGCAGTAGAGAAAGAAGAAGCAGAAGGTACAGAATTAGCTATAGAAGATGCTGCTAAAAACTTTAAAGATATAAGTAGAGGTGTTAAAAAAGCTGATGGTGAAGATGCTGCTAGGCAACTTATAGGTGGAAGTATCTTTGCTGATCGTGCCTATCAAAAAACTAAAACAGAAATTTTAGGGAGTAATTTAGCAAGCACTTTATCTAATAGTTATGCAACGACACAGGTTGATGGAAAATCTCTTAATACTTTTTCTCTGCAATCACCACAATTCCAAACATGGTTAGAAGGAGAAAGAACAAGAGTTGTTGATCAACTAGGTGATATAAATCCTACCTATGTAAACAAATACTTTCTACCAAAATTAGCAGAAGCTACAGCTACTGTAACCTCTAGTCATATCAAACAACATCAGGAATATAACCTTGAAAAATTAAAAAACTTAGCTGTTCCTTTAGTAAAAGGATTGATAGTAAGTGATGATGAAACAGACCTGCAATTAATAACAAACTTTGAACAAAGCATGAATAATCTTGGTCTTGTTTCAAAAGATAGAAGTGATTTAAATAAAACAATAGTTGGTGTTCTTATAGATCAAGCAGAAGCAGTTGGTCTTTCTGGTAATGGTGATATAGAAGGTGCTGAAGAAATTTTAGATATAGCTTTACAATTTCCTTATGGAGTTGAAGGTAAATTAAATCTTACTGCTCATCCTGACTATCAAAGCAAAGTTAATGATCTAAAAAAATCAATCAACAACTACATTTATGAATATGAAAAAAGAAAAGATGTAGAACAAAAAAGAATACAAAGGGAAGATACTATTAAGGAACTTAAAAGATTTGCAGAAACTGGTAACTCTAGAGTTTTAACTAATCTAATGAAAAAATATCCATTAGATGCTAATAAAATATCTACTGCTGGTGTTGCGTTAGATGGTAATACATTAGAAAGATCTGCTCAATTAGAAACAAATATGATTAGTGGAAAATTTGAATCATCAAAAGATGCAAGCCTAGCAGCTTTGCAATGGTATCAAGATTCAAGAACACCAAAAACTGTACAGAACAGGAACAGATTAACTCAATTATTAGACACTGCTGGATCTGTTGAAAGGGGTGATTATACAGAAATCAATAAAGGTCTTACAGAATTATTAGGTCAACTAAAAGGTGAATTTAGTGGTAGTCAATTTATTATTACTGATACAGGTCAACTAAATGACAATGGTTCTCGTAAGGTTACTGATTTGTATAACAAAGCAAAACTAGAACTATATCAATTTCGTTTAAGTGAAGCAGGTCGAGATGCAACTCCTTTAGAACTTATTGAAAAGATAGAAGCTATCAAGGGTAAATACATAGAAGAAGCAAGAAAATTGAATCCAGGTATTACTGTTGAATCAGGTAAAGATGATGAAGGAAAAGGACAAAATATAGATGACATTGAAGGTGATGCTAGTTTTGTTAGTGAAGTAACAGACGAAGAAGCAAAACGTATTATTGAAGCAGAGGATGCAGAGGAGAAGAATACTATTATTGAAGTAAAAAGAGGTGACTCTTTAACATCTATAGCAACACAAAATGGAGTGACAGTTACCGATCTTATAAAGTTTAACAATATAAAAGATCCGAATCTTATTAAACCTGGTGACAAACTAATTCTTCAAGCTCCTACTTCTACTGATACGACTACTGAGACAACAGCACCTACCATTACAGCAAACAGTAAGCAACAATCTATTGTTACAGCAGCAAAAGAATTAGGAGTTAAACCAGAAGATCTTGCTTCTGTAATATCACAGGAAACAATGGGTACTTTCAATCATCAGATAACAGGTGGAGAAGGTGGTAACTACAAAGGCTTAATTCAGTTTGGTATTCCAGAACGTAAAAAATATGGGTATAGAGATGATATGACCTTTGAAGAACAGATGTTAGGTCCAGTTGTACGCTACTTAAAAGATAGAGGTGTTAAAAAAGGTCACGGTGTAAAAGAGATATATGCAGCTATATTGACAGGTGATGTATCTACACTTCAAAGTAATGGTCTAACAAGAAAAGATTCTTTTGGAACATCAGTTGAAAGTGCATTACCAGAGTTAAGTCAAGGTGGTTCTCATTATAAAAATGCCCTTGATTTCCTATCAGAACAAGGAAAGTTTCAACAAAAATCCTAAATAGCCATGACAGATTCAAACCCAATAGCTCGTTTTCGTAGGGATAGACAAGAAGCAGGTAAAAAATTTCGTGAGAAGTTAAAGAAAGGTGGTGAGCAGATAAAACAAACCACTACTTCTAAAGTTATCAGAGGTGCTTTATCTGGCCCTTTAAAAGCTGTCAATGAGACTGTTGAGTTTGTAGATGATATTTATGATTTTGCTGCTGGTAATCCATACGATAATAATGAACTGATAGATTTACAGGCATTAGGTCTTGAAATAGCAGGTGATAAAGAAGATTGGACTTATACAATGCCACAAGCTATAACACAGTTTTTACTACCTGCTGGTGCTATCAGTAAAACATTAAAAGGTACAAAGCTTGTAGGTATGAACAATGCCTGGGCTAGAAATGCTCTTGCAGGTTTTATTACTGATGCTGTTGTACAAGACCCTTATGAAGAAAACTTGTTCAATATGATTGACAAGCATCCAAGACTTGCAACTCCTATAAGTGAATTGTTAAAAGCTAAGACACCAGAAGAAATAGGTGTGGCTGAAGCACGTTTTAGACAAGCAAGTGGTGGGTTGTTAGCAGGTGAAGCTCTTACAGCTTTTGGTATTGGTATTAAAGGTCTTAAAAAGACACCTGAGTTATATGAAAAAGTAATAAAAAGATTGTCAAGACGAGATGAAATATTAATGACAGATAATGTCGTTGATAATCTTGGTGATGAAATTATTGATGATTTAAACCTTCCCAACAAAGTTGTTAAAGACGGTGAAAAAGTAGATACAACTTTCAATGCAAAAACTAAAACAGAAGGACAGTACTTT